AGTTCGGAAACTGGTCTGCGGACACCAATATGGGGCTTGTTACATTCACAGACGCCCCCACTGAAGGTGCTATAATTTCCATAAATTGCGAATTCGATGTGCCTGTACGTTTTGATAGCGATCTTATGGAAGCAAGTATCCCAGGGCCGGATATTCATCAGTGGCAAAGTGTGAAATTGGTCGAGGTTCGCCCATGAAAACTTTGACGCCTGAGTTAGATGCACACTTGAACGGGGAAGTAACGAGCCTTGCATCCTGTTGGTATATTTGCAGGAGGGACGGCGCGAAGACATATCTGACCGATCATGATAGAGATCTGATGATCGACGGAAACTTGTACCGTGCGAGCGAAGGCTATGACCGCAGTGCGCTCAAAGGCAGTAGCGGCACAGATACAGACGAAATGGAATTGTCTGGTTATTTGAATAGTGATTGGCTTTCAGAAAATGATCTTCGTGCAGGTCTATACGATTTTGCCGAGATCCGGTTGTTTTTGGTGAACTGGCAAGAACCTACCATGGGAATTATTCCGCTACGTAAGGGGTGGCTTGGTGAGGTGAGTTGGTTCGACGGATTGTTTCAAGCAGAATTGCGCGGGTTGTCCAATGCATTTAAACGAAATATTGGCAAGTTATATACACCGGAATGCACCGCTGACCTTGGGGATAACGCTTGCAAAGTGGAAATTGAGGCACATGCCGTAGTAGACATGGTTTCGCTTGTGTCCAGCCTGAACAGTTTTCAATTGACTAATTTTGAGGGTGAGGATGGCATTCTCAATGGCGGTATTGTGCATTTTACCAGCGGGAGTAATTTAGGGCAAAAGCTGGAAGTGCATCGCTGGAGGCAGGACATCAAGCAAATAGAACTGTTTTTGCCTTGTCCTTATGACGTCCAGCCAGGAGATACGGCTGTTTTCTATCCAGGCTGCGATAAGCGATTTGTCAGCTGCCGCGACAGATACTTTAATCAAATTAATTTCCGTGGTTTTCCTTATGTTCCCGGGCTCGATAGCCTTTTGGAGGCGTAAAATGCGTGACGCAGTAACAATAGTCGCGGAGGCTCGCCGCTGGATTGGTGTGCGCTGGCGACATCAGGGACGCAGCTATCATAAAGGCGTTGATTGTATCGGACTGTGCCTGAAGGTGGCGGAGGAACTGGACTTTGAAATACCAGAAATTTCAGATTATCCCCGCAGGCAAAATGGTAGCGTGCTGACCAAGTCGATGGGAACTCTTCTGAGACCGATCTCCCTTAAGAATTGGCAGCAAGGGGATATCGCGTTGTTTAGAGAAGGCGGGTTTCCAATTCACACAGGCTTCCTAAGCCTCAAAGGCGGCCAACGTATGGTTATTCATGCGCATGCCAGACGCCGAAAAGTTGTTGAAGAGGCACTGGATATCTTTGGAGCACCAATGGCTGTGTACAGATTGAAGGAGGTGTCCTGATGGCGACATTGGCATTAAGCGTTGCTGGAGCCGGGCTAGGATCCTATACAGGTATAGGTGCTAGTGCGGGCTGGATGGCTGGATCTACACTCGGGAAACTGTTGTTCCAAGATAACCAGAAAGCCGGCTCCTCTCTTACTGATATCAAGTTTTCTGGCGCGTCTTACGGTGCAATAATCCCAACATTATTTGGAACAATGCGTCTAGGTGGGAACATTATCTGGTGTGGCTCGTTGATCAAGGAAAACAATGCTGCCGAAAACGCTGGTAAAGGAGGGGCCGCGAACACAAGCGGTTCGTCAGGTCAGAGTTACAACGCCAATTTTGCCATAGCGTTTTCCGCTGGAGCCGTGGATGATCTTCTTAAAATCTGGGCAGATGGAACACTGATTTATGATGCGCAATCATCTGCAGAAAAGCGGAGTGTGGATTTTCGTTTCAGGTTTTACAATGGAGATGAAAATCAAAATCCTGACAGCATAATGGAAGCAGAATTGGGCGTCGGAAATGTTCCGGCTTACCGAGGCGTTTGCTATCTCGTTTTTGATAATCTTGCCTTAACAGGATATGGCAATCGGTTGCCTAATATCGAAGTTTTAGTGACGAAAAAAGCGACGTCAAACTATCCGCAAAAAAGCGGAGATAGTTACCCGATTAATTCAGATCAAGTCGTCCATGATCCTATCCGGAATGTGATTTATTCCTACGAAGTGATGGGGGCGACGGATGTTTTGCGAAAAGTCGATATGGAAAGCTTATCGGTTATTCAAGAAGCTGCTGTAGGTCCGGTTTTTCCTGAACTGCCTAATGCTAGTGTTGGGCTTTGTTTCGACAGGGCAGGCGATCTGTGGGTGGGGACGGGTTATGCCATGCTTCCAAGCCGTAAAATTCATCGATTTAACACTGCTTTGATGACGCTTGAAGCGACCCAATCTTTACCAAGCGGGATCGGTGCAATTACATATTCTGTGGATATTCAAGAGAGAATTACGGGAACAAAATTTCAGGTGGCAGGCTCGCAGCAATCGGGACAAGTCGTGGTTTTTAACGCCCATTTGGAAGTTGTTGAATGTATTGACACGAACAGTCCTGCCTGCGCCGGTGTTATTCGTGATGAGTTTGAAAACGCATGGGTAATAATGACGGGTTTATCGTCAATCAAGCCATTTGAAGATCTTGAGATCATAAGGATCTCTGCGTCGATGTCCCAATCCATTGAGGGAGGCGAATATCAGGGAAGCTTCAACTCATACACTGTTCCAGCCGTCGAGCTCACGCCTGTTGGATCGAGCGCTGTAAACTGTGTCACTAGTTTGGTGACTTATTTGAGCGCGCAACAAGAATTGATACTCTTAAACAGTCATCGCATCTTGAAGTTTTCATTGATTAGCGGCGAGATTACATGCTTTCGAGATTACGGTGTTGGGAACTACAAAATTCTCAAAAACACTTCTGATGGCGATGCCTTTGTTATTCTGGAGAATAATCGTTGGCTTGTTTACCTCTCAACTGATGATCTGACTGAGATCGACCGGGTTGATCTGCATCTATTTAGTGGTGTCAGTGATTTCTCTCTCGGGGCGTATGATGCGAGAACTGACAGCATACTCATTCTGCCGAACGGCGAGCCCATAAGACGATTGTATTTAAGACGAAAAAGTGGTGAGGGGGCCAGTTTCTCAGAAATTTTACTTTCGTTGTCCGAAGTTGCCGGATTGGATGGGAGTGATGTTGATGTAAGTGGGGTAGAAGGGGGCGTTGAAGGATATGCCCTCAATCGGCCAATGAGCATTCAGGATGCGATTGAGCCTCTTTTGCTAGCCGGGCACTTCAACTTGAGTGAAAGTGGATATATTCTAAAATTCAAATCTCTGAATCAAGATTCTGTTTGTGAAATTTCAGCTGAAGATTTGATGCAACCAGTGGGTCAGGGCCGAATTCAGGAAAGCGAACTTCCAGGGTCTGTTGCTCTGTCTTATCTAGACGCGGACCGTGGGTACCAAATAGGCGCGCAGATAGCCAAACGCAGCTATTCCCCACATGCGACAATGTATGGGCGTAACGAAACATCGATTACATTACCAATGGCGCTTTCTTCGCAAATGGCTAAAACGATTTGTGTTCAGGGAGTCTACGATGCCTGGGCAGAACGCATGATACAAAGCATGCGACTTCCCATTAAATATCTGGCACTGGATGCGGCTGATATGATCGCGGTATCTGACGGTGGAAGTGTATATCAGGGTCGGATCAATCAAACCTATCTTGCGCCTGATCTTTCACTGGACACAGAAACTGTTGGTGCAACTGAGTTCACGTCTTTGATAGATGTCGTTGCAGATACGGGGAGCGGTTATATCGAAGCTGAAGTAACTCGTTCAGCACATTGCAAAATGCATCTTCTGGATATTCCTTTGCTACGAGATGAAGATGCAACAGGCGGAGTTGTTAGTAGGTATTATTTTGGTGTGTCGGATTATGACGGCCGTTGGAACAGTGCTGCCCTCTTTATGTCAGATACAGGTGACAGATATGAGCAAATCGGGTTTTCAGATGAAGACGCCGGATGGGGAGTTGCTGCTAATGCATTGCCAGATGTGGAGTGTCCTTGGCAGACTGACAACGAGAATAAGCTAGTTGTTCGTTTTATGAGCGGCAACGAACGACTTGAAACAATCACACAGTTGGAGATGTTAAACGGACGAAACGTTCTTTTGGTGGGGAATGAAATCATTCAATTCTCATCCATTGAATTTCTGGATAATGGATGCTGTGAATTGTCAGGTCTTTTGCGTGGGCGCCGCGGAACCGAATGGGCTTGCAATCTTCATAAACTGGGCGATCGCGTTGTCCTGCTTGAAACGGGGCGGATTTCAAGCGCGGTAAACGCGCTATCAAATCTAAATATAACCCGTCGATGGAAAGCTGTAAGCACAGGACAGCTTATCGAAGAAGTAATGCCTGAACTTCACAGTTTAGGCGGGACAGATCTAAAGCCGTATGCACCGGTTCATGTCGAAGCAACCCGAACAGCCGGCGATCTACATGTAACGTGGATCCGGCGTTCGCGTATGAGC